CCAATTCTTTGAGAAGCTACAAGTACTCGTCTCTGATTTGCTACTTCGTAGTCAGATTCGATTGTAATTCCTCTTAGTCTAGGCATTACGTAGTTTTTAGCATAAACTGCTACTCCGTAAAACTTAGATACTGCTGGTGTTGCAAATTCATCACAAACTAAGATTTTAGAACCGAATACTGATCCGATTTCTCCTCTTAGTTTGGTAGCAACATCGCCGACTAAGTTTACATCTTGAAATTCAGCATCTTCGAGTAACTCAAAGTAGCCTCGTGAATTTACAATGTAAGTAACGTCTGCAGCGTTCATTCCATACTTACCCATGTTCTTTCTAGCAGCTAACAAATGTAGTGCTGTTAAAGATTCAGAAGCAAATGCAGTACCAGATTGAGTTTTGTTAGCACCAGCCATTGTAACTAGTCCTTCAAATGTCGCTCCACTTGTGCCGTAAACGCCGTCTGCGTGGTTACCCACTAACAGTGCATTTTCAACACCTCTTGCGTGTGCTCTTACGATTGATTCTCTGATCAAAGGTAAGATTGGCAAGATTGCGTCTTCTTCAGTCTCATTTCCTAAATAGGATTGAGAGATGAGTTTTTTCGTTGAAAGAGTTCTTTCAGTTAGATCGATACCTGAATATGTTCCATCATAAGTATCTCCTCGTTCTTCCAAGTTACCATGTGGGCTTGAGCCCGCAGCTGTTTGAGCTGAAGCGAATTCAGCGTAACCAGCATCTGGTAGTATTGGAATAATTTGAGTTGCGCTTGTCATTGGAATTTCTCTAAATAGAGGGGCCAATGTCAAGGCTAATTGAATATCTCTTTCCACATTTGTTGATACAGTCTGCTCGAAATCTGCACTTGAAACGCCAACACCTGAATGTGCGTTAACTTTTTCAAGAGTTTCTTTTCCTAGCTTCGTGTCCCAACCTTTTCCTGTAGCTAGCCCTAATGTCCATGCATCATTGATGTCATTTCCAAAGGCTTTCTCCCAGTTAGAGTTTTGTCTATCACCGAAAATTCTTTTAGATTCTCGAATTGCTTCGATTTCATCTTTCTTTTCAGTAAGTTCTGTTCTAAGTTCATTAACAATTTTTTCAAGGCTTTCATGTTTTTCTGAAACACGTTTTTCAACGTCCTGCATAAGGCGCTCTGCGCCTGACATTCCAACTTCTACTATTGTTTTAACTTTTTCTGCTTCTGCAGCTTCAGTAGCTTTTTGTTGAGCGTTTAACTCAGCTACTTTATCAACATCGGCTTGTTCCTTAGCTTTTTGTTCAGCTTGTTGCATAGCAATTTTTGCAGCTGTTGCTTGCGCAATTTCTTCTGCATATGCTTTCAAGTCTACTGTACTATTAGCTTCTGGAGTTTTAGTGTCATTTGACATATTAGTCTCCTGTGAAACGGTTTTATCCGTGGCTTGTGGCGTATCAACTTCATCAATATTAACTGTGTCTGTTGAATTAGCCATATTATTATTATTAGATATAAAAGTCTTCTTGAACTCTTCGTATTCTTCTTGAGAATCAAAAGATTTCGCAATTGAAAACATAGCAGTTTGGTTAGCGGGAACGCTAACAACTGATACTTCAAAAAGTTCGGCGTCTTTTATCTTATATCCGTCAGTTTCGTCATTATAATCAGCATCCTTGACTCTGAAACCAACGGAAAAGGCTCCAAGAACACCGTCTTTTATTAAATCTTTAATTTCGCCTGCTGATTTAGAGATCTTTGCTCCTATCTCTAAACCTTCTTCGCCTACTTCCATAGAAGTAGCACGACCAATTGGCCTGTTATAGTCATGATTAAACAAAATTATTGGATTAGTTTTATAATTTTCTAATCCGTGTGATTTTGTCCATGCATCATGATTAATAACATCTCCAGTCCGATCCAAAGCATTGGTAGAAGCTAATCCTGAGATTTTGATACTACCGTCTTCGTCTTCGCCTAGAGTCTTAAAAGTGTTTGTCCAATGAAAAATTTTCTCCATTATTTACCTCACTTTTTAGCTTTTTTGGGAGCTGCTTGTGCTGGTTTTGAAGCTGCTTTTGGTGCTACAGCCGCTTTCGGGGCTGGAGCAGGAGCTGCTGCAGAGTTAGCCTGGGCCCATTGGTCTGGAAAGTTTACTTTCACCATACCTTGCATACGAGCCCACGACCCAAAGGGTCTTTTTGCTACCATATATCTTATGGGAGCATCATTAGCTGCTTTATACTCGGAAGGATTCATCATCATACCTTTTCCAGCAAAATAATCTGCCAGTTGTTTTAGTATTGCTTTCTTATTCGCCATTATCCTGTTCCTCTTCTTGTGGTGGTTTCCCACCTTCTGTGGGGTTCGCTGCAGAACCCGCTATATTAGCTGGGATTCTTAGATCATCATGTCCCTCTAAAGGGTCAAAACCTAAAGCTTCCCTAGCCTCGTTTGGTGCCATAATGCCTGTATTTACAAGGGTAGAGTAATAAGACGCTTGGTCTCGTAACTCTGGTTGCAATGCTGGAATATCTGTGATATCCTCTGCTATTGCAAACCCAAAATACCTTTCAAAAGCATAACACATTTTTCGTACTATTGGAAGTATTGTTTCCAAGTAGTATAATCTATGGTTAGGTCTAATGTTAGCATTGTTGCCTCCGTCTAAAAGAATAGGTGGAACACCCATTGCTTCTAGAATAATTTTCTCATTCGCGTTGATAGATGATTGAAAGTCTAGTTCTTTAAAATTAATTTTTGTTAAATCGTCAACTTCAATTCCACCATCTAAAATAAGAGGACGTTTACCGCCCGTTGTTGGATTGTACCTAGTGGCCCAAGCTTGCAGCATTCTTTCTTTGATTCTCTCCGAAAGAGTGTTAGGGCTTTTTAGTACTAATCCTGGAACTGCTCCATTCTTGAAGAAGTTATCTTGAAACTTCCTCATGTTATCTAGTAGATACATAGTTCTATATGCTGGTTTTAATCGTGGTACTCCTCTATAAATTGATTTAAATGAGTTTTCTTTGATATGTATTATTTCTTTAGGAGTGTAATCGATATGACCATCATATGTAAATTTCTCTATATAGGTACTAGGATCAGAATGAATTGTTACATTCTGTGCTGGAAGATGATATAAATGTCTTCCATCAAAATATACGAAAATATTACCGTCAATCATTAGATCAATTATAAGATTTCTCTTAAAAGTATTGACATCTTGAAACGGATTCGGTTCTTTATTAAGTAATAAATCAACACGAGTTTTTCGAATATTTTCTACTACTGGTGCGATTCCATTAATCTTTAATCCTATATCAAAAGGAATATCTGCTGAATCATCTACTATCATATTTACTGCACGATTCACTACTTCTAGATCTTCGTACGCTGACCTATAATTCTCTTTGTTTTCACGGGTATCAATTGTTAACCCTTCTGACATACCGATAAAGCTTTGCGCAGGATTTAGTTTCTCCTCGTCTGGGTTCTGTCTGCCTAAAATTCTATCATACCATGCCATATTTTTCTCTCTGTATATTAACCCATCTTTTTTGCTTAAGTGCTGTCACTAACTTAGGTCGTTTACCATAAATACTGTGAAGCCTTTGATGGTGGGCTTTGCATAGTGTAGCAGCTTCGTGATAAATTTCATTTGTATGCTCTTCAATGAAAGGTTCTCGAAGATTCATAATCTCATCGGCTGTTGTTATCGTAATTTTATTACTTCTCAACCAAGTATCTAGAAGCTCGGTCATTCCGTAGAAGTGGTGAAAGTCTAAATGTTCTGTGTCTCCACAGATAAAGCACTGAGTGTCTTTATTATATTTAGATTTCGCTTTATCTCTAACGTACTTGACTAAATCTCGTTTTAAATCCATAAATTCCTATTTATATAAAATTATACCAAAAATTCACCTTTTTGTCAACATTTATTTTTTTGTTGGTCTCCACTAAAAAGTACTCGCTGATGTCTCAAAAGTATAAAGCCCATATCTTAAAGCGTCTGACATATGACTTGCCATATTATGTTTTGGCTTTTCTTTAAGTAAGTTGGGATTTGGATCCCACTGATATTGGTCTACTGCCTGTAGTACATGTTCACATTTTTGATCTACAATCAATTGATTATTATCGATTATGTTTGCTGCACGTCCAATTCCGTCTAGAACAGATTTTTTAGCATTTATAGTAGATATATCGTAATTTTGAGCAAAATCAAAGCGAGTTTGTTGAGCCGCTGAATCGATATAAATGTAATCTATATTATATTTGTCGACTCTTCTACGAATTTCCACTGCATGCTGTTCAGTAGTTCTTTCAGCATCAAGATACTCATCTAATAGATAAAATTTTTCTTGATCCCAGTCATAAGCTATTACGCAAAAAGCGGTTGGATCTTTATATCCAACATCAAGACCCGCAAACACATCCATTTTACTAGTATCTAACTGACTAAGGTCTGCAACACACTCTTCAAAATCGAAATTCCATACTTGCCCCTCGTATGTATTAAAATCAGCTAAGTATTCTTGTGAAAATTCAGCTTGGGACATTGATTTTCTAGCTTCTATTATATCTTCTTCGCTAAATCTTGGATTTTCATGATAAGTAGCTTTTATAGAAGCCCAATCTGTAAATTCATCGCTAAAACCTCTATGATAGAAGTCCGCAAACCAATTATTTCTGCCTCTAGGAGTAGAAATGAATACGGCTTTACTATTTTCTTTATCTAGTGTGGGACGAAGAGCTATATTAAATGCATCTTTTCCATCAGCAAGTGCTGCTTCGTCAAAAATTATTAAATCATACGATCTTCCCACTGAAGAGTCTACTTGATTTACTGAGCCCATACGAATTGTAGAACCATTAGATAGTTCTATTACTTTATCTTTTGCATTATCTTTAACCACCTCAAGATCAAAATGTCTTATGAGTTGCCTTTGTAAGTCAAAGGAAATTTGGGACAAAGCATAGTTTGGTGACATAATCAGGATATTAGAACCTGGCACGAGTGAGACAAGCTGTCCGATGACATTTGTAATGTAAGTTTTTCCCTGTCGCCTTGAAATAGCGGCACACACAAATCTATACTTTGGGTTGTTTAAAGCATTGATTAATGCTTTCTGTGCTGAATTAGGTTCAATACCTAATAAGTTCATATACTCGGAAATAGGAAGTTTTATAAAACGCTCTGAGACAGCGAAAGGCATTATATCTTTAGAAAGTATATCTTTCCTACTTACATCTAACATTAGTGTAGTGTATTTTGAGTTATAGTTTTAATAGTAGAATTCTGTAAAAGAACTCCTTCCGAATCACATACATTTAAAAGATAAAGATATCCCATGCATAGGTCACTCATCATCTGATCAGCTTCAGATATGTAACCTGCATTTTCTGCTTTTTTATTTAAGACAGCTAAAGTTACGCTGCAAGTTTTTGCAACTTCTTCAAGCCATTCATCTCTTCGCTCTGCGTGCATTTCTTTTCTTCTTTTTCTTTTTGGGTTTTCCAACAGTAGTAGTAAAATTACGTCCTACTGAAACTCCACTAGCCTTCTGTGACACACCCTACTCCCAATACTTCTGCATTAGCTGCAAAAATTTGATCAGTAGATTTTTTTCTTAAAATAACAGATTCTGCTCCAGCTAACGATAAAGTTGCTAAAGTAACATCTGCTGCATTTGCAACAGTAATTAATCTAACTGTAGTACCTGAATTAACTAGTCTTACATCTGTAGCATTATTAAAAGTAGATGCAGCACCGACATTAACGCCGCAAGCGGCTTCTGATGCTAATAGTCTTATTGACATATTATATTCTCCTCACGAATTTATTCGTGCTTTCCTGCGTTTCTTTGACTGGCGGTATTTGATAGCACGAAGCCTTTGCTTCGCCTTTTTCTTTGATTTAGAAACTCCAGGAGTATTATTAATTTTATACCCGCCGTTAACCCGTTTTATGGGCACTCTTAAACTTCTGCTTTATAACAAGTCCATGCTCCATAAGCAAGTCCTGCCCAAGCTATTAGTTTGGCTAAGCCTCCAGTAAAAATTACCATTAAACAAACTGCACAAATAACAGCGCCGTCCCAAGATGTTCTCTCAGAAACTCTGTCCTTTGCCCAATCTATATATTTTTTTACCATATCCATTTATTTCTCCCATTTGCCTTTCGGGCATGATGCCCTATTCAGCCTTGCTTTAAGTGGCATAAAACATTTACATGCTTTACACACCCTAAACTTATTTAATTGATCACAGGTATTGCAAACTTTAAGTCTACTTTTGTGAACCATTTTTTTCTCCTTATTGTTAAGGTCAGTCTTTAAATATAATTTTTAATTCACATCTAATGATATCGCCACTACAATAATGTTTGATAAAAGCAGAAACATTAGTCAGTTCTGACTTACTTTCTACTTCTATCTCTATTAGTGCTTTTGTCTTAGCAGATTCCTCTTTCTGACTTTGAGGGGCTACTCCGCTTTTGGGCTTTCTTTATCCTGTAATTGGTCAGTCTCTTCATCTACCTTATCTGCAACTGCTGATATTGTACCAGCTGTTGTGTCTGCAACAAATGCTGTTGTATCTGCTACATCTTCTGCAACGGCTCCAACAACTCTAGATGCCGTTCCTACAGTCATATCTAGTACTCCTGTAGCCACAGATTTGGTACTATCTATAACTGCACCTATTGATGCACAGCTTGTTATAAGTATGGTGAAAATACTTATTAGTAAGTACTTCATATTAATTCTCCTTATCAGTAGTAATCTACTGATGCATGTCGCAATAAACTATCTACGACAAATATTAGTTTTATTTATTAGCGTTTATCAAATAATGTTGTAATATCAAGTGAATGATATATAATGTCATACGCTATTTCTAACATATGTACAACCAACATGATTGCTAATAAAAGGGCACATACTTTAAGCCATCTTATCTGGTGTTTCATAATATTTCCTAACCGGACCCGCAGGCCTGTAAAGCTCTATTTATTCTTTTGTTTTGTCTGTTTTATCTCGAGGGAATAGACCTATTGTTGGTCTTTTACTCTCCTCTTTATTTGCCTTCTTTACTTCTGAAGGCGGCATTGTAACTTTTCGATAATATACTACTACATCTTTCATCTCAGTAATATATCGTTTTAGCTCTTGCATATTGTATGCCATGACTTCGTAGTCTGGTACTGTCATTGCTAAAAATACTAATTCTTTTTCTTGTTCTATAATTCTTGCTTGAAACTCTTCAAAGTTAGCGGGAGTAACTACAAACCATGTAGGCTCTTTTAAGTCTATTTCTCTGGGCATGACAGGTTGAACGATGGTTCGTTCAATCGGTTTAGCTATTATCTCTACTTGCTTAGTTTTACCGCCCATTAGGCTGCAACTGGAGACCATCATCGAGATTGTCAACAGTATCGCTAAGCTTTTCAATATCTTCGAATATGTGTTTAGTTCCATTATTTATTTTCCTTTCCATTTCAGTTGGATTTTCTAAAATTTTTGCTGTAAGTTTGTATTCTGATATAAATTGAGAATACCTATTTAACTCTCTTTGTGCTGCTTGGCTTTTTAAAGATAGTTCATTTAGCTGAGTACTTTGAAGTTCAAAATCTCCCTTCATAGTTTCCATAGCTTCTTTCTGCGTTTCTACTGCACCCTCTAAAGCTAAATTATTAGCTTTTAGAATAGCATTTTCACTGTATAAGTAATAACTAAATATTCCTAATACTAGTAGTATTCCTATTAATACTTGTTGCATATTCTTTCTCCTATACTTGTGTTAGTATCATTAAAACTATTAAGCATATCATAATTCTTCTATTCTGTAATTAAGCCCTTCAGCTCCTGCGATCTCTACTATATCGCCTTCGTGTGTTTTAAATCTTAAATACTTGGGTTGTTTTTTGTAAAATTTCTTTACTGTATACGTTTTATCATCAGCATCTCCCCAAGTTTGGTTATAACTAACAGTTAACTCGTATCGTGGAAAGAACTTTGATACAAACCATAGCCAAAAAGCTTTAAATTTATTTCTCAGTCGTGCCACTAAGCTTCTTTAATCCTGCTTCAGCATCTTTTTTAGTAAGATAGCCACAAAACGAACCTTTCCAATTAAACTTAAAGATCTTTCCATCTTTATATATGTCGCCATCTTTTCTGGGCTTAGGCTTAGCTGCCTTCAGATCTTTAGTCTGATAGTCTTTTTCCATTTTTTTCCTCGTAATCTTCGATAGCTTTTTCTATCGCTTCTTCAGCAAGAATAGAGCAATGAATCTTGATAGGCGGCAGACTTAATGTTTTAGCTATTTGTTTATTTGTGATGTCTTGCGCCTCTTTAAGAGTTTTGCCCGTTAGTAAGTTAACTAACTCACTCGAACTTGCTATAGCTGATCCACAGCCATATGTTTTGAATCTAACGTCTTTTATTTTGTCATGCTCTACATCTATCTGTAGTCTCATAACATCCCCACAAGCAGGGGCGCCAACCATTCCAGTTCCAATATTTTGGTCTTTGGGATCAAAGCGCCCTACGTTATGTGCTTTTGGGTCTTTTAAAACTTTTTCAAATTTTTCTATAACTTGATGAGAATATGGCATTATATACTATAAGTAAAGCCTAGAGAAACATTGTCAGAAAACTGACCATTTTTTGCTTCTTCTAGTACCATTAGGTTAAGTGTAACTTTACCCATTGATTTTTCAAAAGATATACCCGTCCAACTAGTTTCATCTTTAAATTCACCATAGTTGAAAGCTACATCTACTACTTTAATAAAAGGTACATTAACTCCAACTTCTATATAACTTGCATCGGAATCGTCCGTATTAGCATAGTAGCTAACGCTGGCTTTGTCGCTGCTAGCTATAATAAAAGCTTCTTCAGTCTTATCAATAGATTTATCATCATATCTGTATTGTATAATACCTGCATTCAAGCTTATTTTATTTGAGACATTAAGAACATATCCACCATATAAGTCGTATTCCCAAGAAGCTGTATCATCTCCGAAATCAACTTGACCTGCCCAAGCTCCTGTATAAAAGCCAGAATCTGACTCAAATAGTAGTCCGCCATGTAAAGAACCTGCACCCAAAGATTGGGATTGTCCTCGCCATATATAATCAGATGAATACCCGATATCTGGGCTTACGCCTGCGAATGCAAGCATGGGGAATGCAATTAATATTGCTAATAAGTTTTTCATAATTTTTTCCTTAATTTAGGGTAGCATAACAAAGAAAGATACTAGTAACCCGCCACCTGCTACTAACCCAGTGGCTGCAATGCTGATCATGATAGTTTCTATGCGAGTTACTGATTCTTCTACTGTGTCAAAACGTTTACCTGCTCGAGCATCAATAGTTTCTAACTGATTAAATACAGTTTTCCACCGCTCGGCACAAATTGCCTCATGAGTACTAAATCTCTTATCTAACTCCATAACTTCCTCGTGATCTGTTTGTACGGTCTCGTTCATCTAAGTCACCCAGTTGCTTTGAATTTAAAATTCTATAATATAATTATATCAAAATTAAGAATTAAAGTCAAGAACTATTTTTCGATTGGTGTGTTGA